CCTTCGTTTTGTATGCTAAATTCAACTTACACTTCTTTTCTTCTTTTAATTCTAACACTTCTCTCTCTCTTTTTAGGTGGATTATTCGATTCGTTATATCACGCAGTTTTGTTGTGTAGTCTTGAAAAGGTTGTGCAATATACACTTAAATATATACATAGTTAATAATTAATGGAACAACCCGATTATTTAATTTTAAACCCAGTATTTAATAGTTATCCTAATGATTGGAAAAGTTATAAATACGTGAATATAGAGACACCATACAGAAAATCAAACAACACAATTGGATGGAAAAAATTGGTGTCATTTCAACCAGGAAAGTTATTTATAAAAATGAAAGATGTAACTAATTATAAAGAATACATGTTAGAAAAAATCAGCACATTATAATTTATTTTCATAGATTAATTATTTTTTTCTAATAATATTTTATATGGCTTGTCAAAAAGGAGGTCAAATCAAAGAAATTATCAGTGCGTCAAAACACGTTATTAAATCGTCGGGTAATATAGCCAATGATTTAGCAAAAAGCTTATCCAGTGTTATTGGAGGACTTACAAATGGTTTAGAACTCGTTACAAAAACAGTTGGTTCTACATTAAACAATTTATCTAAAAAATTAGAAATTACATCTGTAAAAACATTTAAACGTGTGGGCAATGTTGGATTAAAAGTATCAAAAGAGTTAGGAGAAGTTGTTCAAGTTGTTCCCATTTTAGGTCAACCTGCTGCTTATGTCGTAAAAGGTTCTGGAAGAGGTGTATACTATGTTGTAACATCAATTGGACATGTTGTTGGAAAAAGCATACGAACCGTTGGACGCGTTAGTAAAGGAGCTAGTGATTTAGTTGTATTTACAGTTGCTTCTACTTCAACCGCCACCGAAAAAACTTTGGAAAAATCTGGCAAAGTTATCAAAAAAATAACGCATATGGTAAATGGAAAAAAAACAAAGAAAAATAAAAAAACAAAGAAAAATAAAAAAAAATCCACTACTAGAAAAAGCAAGTAAGCATGCTATATAATATAAATTACTATAGTAATATATATTATATTTTAATCTTTTAAATGCATGTATAATATAGCAAAATACAATATACTACTTAATACAACGGTTTGCATTGGATTAAAATAATTAAGATAAAGTAATCCAACTCCAAGAACCCATAAAATACCACCAAAAAACGCACCATTAATATATTTTACAGCATCACCATTATTATTTTTAGTATATAATGTATATAAATACAAGTAATACGCCCCCAACGGCAAAGAACCATAAACAAAGCCACTAGCATAACTGTCATGCGATTTTGTAATATACCCACATATAGAAATTAACAATCCACCTGCAATAAAATTAAATATTATATCTTTATCTAACATATATAATTTAAACATATAATATTATTTGATTTATCTCTCCCTTTTCATATTTAAACTATATTAATTTAATTATATATTCACCTGGAATATATAATTCCCATTTATCAACCTTACTATTATGTATTTTTACATACAAATTATGCGTCGCTTTTTCTATTTTCCATTTGCAATCTACATATGTTCCATTTAAATAAACAGCAAAATATATACTTTCACTAGTTTCATATTTATATTTATAAGTTTGCCCATATTGATGTTCACAATATATACTATCCGTTTCCCTAGGAGATAATTTTATAGAGAATACGGTAGGCATATCAAAAGTAAACAATTTCCCGGTTTTGATTTTGGGAATAATACGATTCATTATAAGTTATATTTAAATACTATGTAACTTGTTTTGTTTTGTTTTGTTTTGTTTTGTTTTGTCTTGTGTTGTGTTGTGTTGTTTTCAACTTTAAGTTAAATAAAAATCAATTTAATAAAAACAATAATAAAAATATTAATTAACTAATTAACTTAATTATTCTATAAAACAACACATATTTATGTATTCACAAAACATTCCAATTAACTCTCCATCTTCCGTATATAAACTATCTTGCTCACTTTTAAACAATTTGACATTTTTATACTTTTCATTATCCCCTGTATAACTAAATGGTTCTACTAATATTTCTTCATCACTATCATATTCGTATTCTGATTCTGAATCACTATCTTCACATACATGTTGTGATTGATTTGAAGTCATATTACGAATTAAATCGTCATTGGTCGTTACATTAATTTTCTTTGGTCTTCCACGCGGTCTTTTTACTGGTTGAGGCGTATCGTCTTCATCACTCGTGTCCATTACTACCGATACATCATTAACTCTAGTATTGATTTTTTCATTTGATATTTCATTTATGTAATCCATATTAAGTGTCAACCCAAGTTTTGCCGCTTGTTTTTTTATTTTTGTAATAGTTAAACCATGTTTTTTCAATGTCTTTTTATAACACAGCATCTTATCAAATCGTGTTGGTTTATTGTTTTTAAAACCACCAACTACTCGATCGGATATGCAAATTTTGTTAAAGTTGAAACTACATATTTTACAATATTGTGTTTCATTTACGCATTTTTTATTACATTGAACATATAGTCCAATTTTCTTTACAATAGCACAACAACCATCGCCTTTTTCATTGACATATGGGTATTTTAGAAAATGGTTGTTCATATTTAGTTGTGTTTGATTTATGGTGGTTAATGTTATTGTGTTGTATTTTATTATTAAAAATCTATCATGATTATTTAGGTTGTACTTTTACATCAATTTATAAATATTGTTAAGTTGCTTATTATTGTATTTAATCACTAGTGTTATGAAATTACGCCCTATGAATTATAGATGTTATCATTTCAATTATTTTAGTTTTCTTGGTTTCAAATGACTGATTAAATTCGGGTTCTCCATCCAGTGTTAAAACATTGTCTTTTCCACCTAACCATCTTTCATGCATTTCATTGCATTTATATAAATAATCCAATGACATTGTTTCACCTGGTCGCTGTCGTTTTAATATTCTTTCCATAGCAGTTTCTGGTCTTGTTTTAACATATACAGTATGTTCAACCTTTAAACTCATCGACAATTCATCAAACCATTTCAGATAAATATTATATGATATATTATCCATAATTGATTGTTCATATAACATTTTGGCAAATACCTGCCTATCGGTTTCAATACTTCTTTCAGTAATTAAAACACATTTTCCATTATACATTGCGGCTGCCTTTCGCAAATCAGTTAATCGTGTTATATACGCCATCATTTGAAATTGAAACGCATACCTTTGTTGATCTTCATAATATCTTTCAATAATCCCCTTTCCATCCTTATCGCGAATTCCATTCCAAACCTTAACAGGTTCATCAATATAAATTATAGGATACACTTCACCATTGTGTGAAATTGTTTTCACTTCATTTTTAAGGGAGTTTACAAGGGTAGATTTACCCGAACCGATATTGCCTTCAATTGAGATGATTAACATTTTGATGATTGATAATAATAATACAAGTGATAATTTACAATCAATATTGCATATAAAAATCAAATCAATTTTATATTTTTATATCTCTCCCTTTTACAACCATTCTTGTATATTAATATCATCTATAAGATATCGCTGCTTAACTTTTAAAGCGTGTAATTTCTCAATAATTCTGCTTTTTATTATTAAGAATTCATTTATCTCATTTAAAATAAAGTCGAAATGACGAATAGGTGACCAATGTTCTCCACAAGTAACCGATTCACAGCATAAACAGCGAATTTTAAATTGGTTAAACAATATATCGTTTATCATTTTACTTTCAGAGTGAAGCATTTTCTTGTAATATATTGTTTCACCAGTATCTTTTAGCTGCAATACAACAGTTGGTTGAATAAACGGGTATTCATTAACAAATTGAAATACTACATTTATATTGTAGTGTAACATTGGCATTAATAATGCGGTTATATATACACTACGAACATCATCATTTAAATTATATACCTTAATGTCACTGGATATTATACCGGTTTCTTTATCGTCGGTTTCGTTTAAAATCTTTATTTCATTATACAATCTTCTTTTGTGACTTTGCCTCAATGTAGAATCATTTCGCAAATCCTCTGGCAAACATCGTGTGTAGTGGTTTTCATTAAATATGTTTTTCATTTTACAATACAACTAATAATATTAATTATATTATAATTAAATAGATGTTGGGTTAAAGTAATATAAAAAAGTGTGTAATACTTTAAATTCAATTTATAAATAACCATCAAACAATATAAATAGTATAATATCTAATTATTTCTGCATATTACTACATTTTAAGTAATCAAAGTAACTTCGTTTTATTTCTATATTAAATAACTTTTCTTCATATGGATTGGTTGGAAGTCGTATAATATTTCTGCGTAACTTATCAGCACAACGACAATCTACGCCTTTTATTGCCTTAGCACAGTTTTTAACACTCATCATTTGGATCCATTGCATTTTTGTATTTATCGTTGCAATCATTTTTGTAATTATAATAGTTTTGATATATGTTTGTTTATATATTAAACAAAATCAATTTATTACATACCGACTAATACAAAAACTAAATTGATATGTTATAATACATTATTAATAATGTAATAAAACATATGAATAATTTAGACACAGAAAACATTAAAACAAACACTATGTCATCAATCGAAAACGCACAATCTGTAATTATTAAGGATGTTGACAAAAAAGAGAAAAAGGTAAAGAAATCAAAAAAGAAAAAAGGGAGAGATCGTTGTTGTTTTAAAGGATGTAAAAAAGCATTAAATCTCGCCACCGTAACATGTAAATGTAATAAGCGATTTTGTGCACTACACCGTCTTCAAGCACAACATGATTGTGAAGTTATAAACACCATTGATAAGGAAAAATTAATGCAGCAGTTTGGATTAGGAGGCGGTGATTTTAAAAAGCTACAAGTAATATAAGTTAGTATTCAGTCGATATTATTATGTATAAAAGCAAGGGTTATTATATAACGTACACTTTCTACATATAAATCTACATAAATCATCATAATCCGAACATCTCTCCCAATCATGATCACAATCTTTCCAAACCTTTCTTGATAATTCATTTTGTTGTTGTTTAATCGTATATAATCTTTTTTTTAACACTTTTTCTTCATGTTGCAATTTTAAGTATAAATCAACCGATGACATATATAACAAAAACTATATTATTTTTATTATATATTTTTTAATTATTACCACAATAAGGAACGCTTCGCCTATCATTTTATATAAATTTTAACATTTTAAGCACTTTATTTGAGCTTCTTTCCATAAGCAAAGTAAACCCTACTACTAACAGCAATCCTAATACTACAAACAAATTTTCATGAAGTGAAAAGTTATAATAACTTAATATAAATCCAGAACATAAAAAAAACGATAGGTAACTTAAAACCAATGCCATTTTGACTGTTTTAGATATTATTAAAAATAAGATTATGGAAAAGTGGATTATAATTTGAAGTATGAACGCGTTCCAATCTAAATTTTCCATTTTTTTAGATATGTAAAACGCATATAAATGAGACAAAGGATCACTAAACATAAATGCTACCACCGCGCTTATAATAATTGCTTTGTTCGCACCAGAAAGATACAACCCAGTTACTATTGACAAAGCAACAATGTAAGCAACAACTAATCCAAAAATTTTTTCATTGTATTTATATTTTAAATTTTCGTTGTCTAATAACATAATATAATATATAAATATATTATATATTATAATGTGGAAATTTATCATGGGTTTTACATCAGGAATATATGTTGGAACATATTACGACTGCAAACCAATTATCAATCAAATACAACAAAAAATAAAGGAAATTATTCCTAATGAAAAATCTAAATAATTATAGTTATTGTTGTTGCGTGAATAATTGGCGTGGTATTTTTATGATTTGGTTATAAAATGCTTATTTATGTGTTTCTGCATGTTAAAATAAGTTAAAGACCCACTATTGTCTGAAAATAATGTGTTTAACTTACTATCGGGGACTATATATTGATTATTATTAGGATTCAGCAAATTATTTATTTTGATATAATCCATAATATATTTAGTCACCTCCATTCTAGCGACTTGTTGTCCTTCTTTTAAACCCATAAAACTACTAAGTTTATCAGACACATCAATTGGAATCGCAACATTGGACTGTGATTTTGTCTTTTTCTTTTTCATCTTTTTTTCATTTTTCTCCATCTCTCGTCGCTGCTGTTTCATTTTCTTTTTAACTGTTTTTTCAAGACTCTTAATTTGATTAATAACCGACGAAAAATGTAGTTTTAATCCATTTAACGACGCCAAAATCTCCGTAAACTCGTCTTCAATATTATCTGGTGTTTTTTCAACTTCCTTACTCATTTTATATTTGCCTATTTGTATAATAAATAGAATTATTTAAATCAATTTATTATATATTTAAATCGAACACACACTCTATTGAGAAGGTTGCGACGCGGTGTATTTTTGTTCACGAGGTGTTTTATTTTTCTTTTGCTTTTGCTTTTTAGGGCGTTCGTTCATAGTTTCACACATCAACTTTCCACCCCACATACCAGTGACATTGGATGCTTGATAAGGATACTTGCTTTCTTCCGGTGTGCTTACTAACTTAAACTCAACATACTCACCTTGAACCAAATAACGATATTGTTCTTCGTTTACATTTACACCACTATGATGGACAAAAACATCTTCATCTTTATTTTTGTCATCACATGATGTAATAAACCCGTAACCACTTTTATTATTAAACCACTTTACTCTTCCCACATATTGATGTTCCGTATCAAAACTACTTTTATCTGCTGACATTTATAAATTATTCTTTTAATTATCTTTATATTATTTTCAAAACTAATAAAATGCTGCTACACTTAAATTGAATTTAAAATATATAAATGTAAGTAATTTATAATACATATACACTATATTTAAAATGATCGAAATCTGCAATTCACAATTTAATGATGACGCCTATCAAACCGAATTTGATAAGTATCCATTCCCACTATCTGATTTTCAAAAATGGGCAATAAAAGGAATAAAAACGGATAAAAATGTTTTAATTACAGCACATACTGGTAGCGGCAAGACATTACCTGCCGAAAACGCTATTAACCATTTTGTCAGTTTAAATAAAAAAGTTATATATTGTTCACCCTTAAAAGCATTAAGCAATGAAAAATTCAACGATTTCACCCATAAATTTCCAGATATAACATTTGGTATTTTAACTGGCGACATCAAATTTAACCCCGACGCAGATGTGCTAATAATGACCACTGAAATATTAAGAAATAACTTATTTCAAATGAAAGAAAATAACACGGAAACTACAAACATGACATTGGATTTTGAAATGGATATTAAAAATGAACTTGCCTGTGTTATATACGATGAAATACATTACATAAATGATGTTGATAGGGGAAATGTATGGGAAGAATCAATTATGTTATTACCGGAAACCACGCAGATCGTCGGGTTATCGGCTACTATTCAAAATCCAGAAAAATTGTGCAATCTACTACATCAATCAAACAAAAAACCAGTGTATTTATGCAGTAATAAAAAACGCGTAGTTCCTTTAATCCATCATGTATACTATGCTATACCAGAAAACGAAAAAAAGAAACTAAAAGACCAAACCTTAAAATTAATAGAAAATGTGGTAAACAAACCTATTATTTTAAAGCAAGACAATACATTTAACGACGAAGCAGTTCATACAATAAAAAAAGTAGATGACGCGCTATTTCAATATAAAAATGTTAAGGTAAATAAGCATTTCATCATGAATAATATGGTTGAATATTTAAAAACACACGATTTACTACCTGGCATTGTGTTTGTATTTTCAAGAAAGCAATGTTATGATTATGCTAAGAAATAACCATTCCTTTGTTTGAAAACAATGAAAACATGGCATCTATTATTAGAAAAGAGTGTAAGGAAATTTTAATTAAAAAGTTATCTAATTGGAAGGAGTATATTAACTTAAAAGAATATGTTGAATTGGTAAGTATGTTGGAAAAAGGGATCGCCGTCCATCATTCAGGTGTTACCCCTATTTTCAGAGAAATGATTGAATTATTGTTTAAAAAAGGGTATGTAAGATTGCTATTTGCCACAGAAACATTTGCAGTTGGAATTAATATGCCTACCAGAAGTGTGGTATTTACTGCTCTTAAAAAATACACACAAAGCGGATATCGATGTTTATTTCCACATGAATATACGCAAATGGCTGGTCGAGCTGGTCGCAGAGGTATCGACACTGTTGGCTACATATTTCACTTAAACAACTTTTACACTAATAAAAATACAGTTCAAGTAGATGAATACAGACATATTGTAAATGGCAATTCGCAAGAAATACAATCTAAAATAAGCATTACCCCCAGTATGATTTTGCGATATCTTTATACCACAAACCGCTGCAATATTGATGAATATTTAAAAAACAGTATGATTTACGATGAAACATCAAAGCAGCAACAATATTTAAAACAACAGCAGGATCAAATGATGAAATATTATGACAAATGCGAGCAAGAATTAGAAAATTACACATTTAAAACATCGTATGAATCCGCGCTGGATTATTACAATTATATGAACGATTCAACTAGTAGTTTAAATGCCCCTGTATCTCAATCGGTCATCAAACGGTATAGAAAAACAGTAAAAAAATGGGGAGAGAAAAACCTGGAACAAGACGCTAAGATTATTATTAAGTTGAAAAAAGTAGAAACACAGCTTGTAAAACTAGACGAATGTATTATACCCCATGAATATTACTTTAGAAATGATTTGGAAACACAGGTGGAAATGTTATTGAAAAACCAATTTTTAGAGGGAAATAGTGTTGATTTTAAATTAACTACAAAAGGTATGATTGCTTCTGTCGTGCAAGAAATGCCTGGACTTGCTATTGCTGAATATTTCACACAACACTTAGATTATATATCTAATATGTCATCGGTTGAATTAGTAGTTATACTAAGCATATTTACAAATATACGAGTAAGCGATGATGATTGTGTATATGACCCTACCATATTAGAAATCCCTTATGTCTGTAAAAAAAATATGGATATGATAAAGCATTATGTCAACAAGTATTTAGATATTGAAATATTCTACTGCAATTCATTGGCAAAAAAATATGAAATACAATATAACATATGCGAAACTGTATATAATTGGTGTAATGCTTCCAGCGAAGAAGAATGTGTACGGGTGTTTAAGGAATTAGATAAATGGGGTATTTTCTTGGGAGATTTCGTGAAAGCCATACTTAAAATAAACAATATTGTAAACGAGTTGGAAAAGGTGGCAGAACTAACGGAAAACATGAAACTATTATCTGTTTTAACTAATATTCCAAAAATAACCCTTAAATCAGTAGTAACAAATAACTCATTATACTTATAATACAATACAATACAATACTATACAATACTATACAATACTATACTATACAAATTTATATAAATAACACAAATTTATATAAACAATACAAGTCGTATATGCAAAACAATAATATAAATATAATATAATTATGAATACTTTTTATTTTGATGATGTAGATGCTTTTGGAAGCGGTGTTTCTACTCCAGAAGCGGGTGAGTTTATTTCTATACCAAATAATACATCTATAAAAGTAACCCGATATAACATATCTAGAAACAGTTATTCTGGATTAACGGTTCCATCTTCTTCCAGACTAATTTTTGTGGAAGAAAATACAAAATTATATTTAAGCCAATCACCTACTATTAGCGGTGAACTTGTATCAGCCGAAAATAGTGAAATCATAGTATCCGATATATCAGGCCGATTAGAATATTCTTTTTGGCATGAACCAACCAGTTGGGATAATTCAGGCATACCACAACAAGGAGACAACATTAACATTCCAGAAAATACAATTATGATCGTCGACAACACTTCTAACATATCAATTAAGGCATATAATGTATTAACAATACCTTCTTCTAGTGTATTCTATATAAATATAAATTATTATACTTTATATGTCAAAGAGTTTAATTTAAATGGCACATTAAAGTTGGGAGAAGGTTCCTCAGTAGAAATTATAAGTGATGCTGATATTTACAACGATATATTAACAGATGGATCACAGTTCCAATTTTATTTTGATGTTTCTTCTGCATGGAGTAATAACTTTGTCCCTACTCCTGGTTTTAACATTACTGTTCCTCAAGATACGACTATAATAATGACATCTAGTAACATTTCATCTGGATATTATAATCAATTAAACATACCAGAAACTGGTAAACTAATAACGGAAGGAGAAGGTGTTATCTTACATTTAAACACAGACCCAAATGTAATGGGAGAGATGATATTCAAAAACAACTCCAAAATAATAGTAAATGATGTATCTGAATCAACCGTACCAACAAAATATTGGAATGATTCCACTATATGGGAAGACAATCTAGTTCCAACTAATGGCAGAAATATTGTTATTCCCGAGAACATGATGGTGATTATAGATAACAAAGACGACATCGATGGGTTTGTGTTTGAAACATTAACAATACCGTCTACTAGTATATTGTATATAAATGTATTTAATTACACATTTAAAACATATGGTATAACAATAGAAGGTGTATTAAAACTAGGTAGAAATGCTAGTTTTAGAAAATTATATTCTGAATTAGAGCGTGATACTTATTTATTGTATCCAGGTTATAAAACCTATTATATTGATGATATAGATGCTTGGGACGCATCTGGTATTCCACAGGCCAATGGCGATTTTATCGTTCCCGAACATACTATTATTAAAATCACAAAAAGAAGTATAGCAAGCGAAGGGTATGATAAAATTATTGTTCCAAGAACCAGTAAATTAATTTTTGTAGGAAATGCGATTATGTTAATGGCGAATAGTTTAAATATATTAGGTGAGGTGAAAACCACTGCTAGAAGTAGAATATTTACAAACTTTGCCAACGCAACTACAAACATTTTTACCTTTTGGGATGATGCTGCTAGTTGGTCGTCGGGTGTTCCTCCAAAAGCAGGCGAACATATTACGATACCTGCAAACACACATGTAGTTGTTACTATGAATTCCAGTATATCAGTAAATGGATATGGAAAATTAACTATTCCTGCTAGTAGTAGTTTAACTTTGGATATAGAATACTTTAAATTAATGGTAGAAAGTGTTAGTATTACTGGTTCTCTTCAACTTGGTCCTGAAAATAGATTGATTTTTAACCCATATTCTCCTACTGTAAGAACATATGCTCCTATGTATTTAGATGTAGAAGGAATTAAAACTACACAAGAATTAGCATCCAGTAATATTCAATCTACATATAATTTTGTTATGATAGCAAATCATACATCAGCTCGTGACTTCGCAAAATACATAAAATACAAACTAATAAATAACACTGCTTATTTTATTTACGAACCCAAGCGTATTTCTACACTTACCAGTAGTCTAAGACAAGATATACTAGGCACTAATTTAATACATAATGAAGGTAGATTTGTATCAAGTAATTCTACTGTATCAAACAATCTATCGAATATGTTTATTCAATATGTATGTGATGTATTGGTAAATAACCCTACTTCGCAAAGTGTATTAACAAATATTACATCTATACGCAATCAAATCAATAATTCAAATTTAGAGCAGCAAATAGTAAACATTTTAAAGCAAGGTATAACTACAATGGATTTTTTAGAT